CCCTAATGTTGACCCCAGTGGAGGATAATATGACCCACACGGGCCAATATGGAGACCTGAGGACTACCGTGGACCAAGAGCCCTTGATTACCACCGTGGCCTCACGGGGCTAGGGGGTGCTCAAATAAAACAGGGGTACATTATATATTTATAAATTGGATCCTTGGTCTAAGGTTAAGTTAAAGTGGAGGCCCTTAAGCAGCCCCTAAGACCCTATATTAACCCATACTTAAACAATATGAAAAAAAGGGTCTAATTATGTATCACTATATGTAAAGTAACAACATATTTAGCCTAAATTCAGCTACTGGGGACATAATTGATCCAGTTTGGTTTATATCTACCATAAAGATATAACTTGTAAGATACTGCTAAGGTAACACTGGAAGGGTAAGGGGTGGTTTAAAGGGTTTAGTTAATCTATGTTGATACATTAAGGATACATTAAGGATACATCATGAGTTTCTTATTTACATTGTGATATTAGTGTAACCCCTTACCCTTTTAGGATACCTAGTATCTTTAAACTGGATATTACTGACCACCGTGGCCCATATGGCTACCCCGTGGGGACAGCTACAATGAGCCTTATAAGGAAAATACAACTTTAGAACTCTTTATGGAACCACTGATTACTAGTTCCGCAGCATATAGTCATGAGTTCGACTAGACGAGTGAGTTAGGTAACCATTCCTAACAAAAAACTATACATAGATATACCGATACTAGTTGGAGTATATCTATGTATTTAATACCTTAGGACAGCTCATGAAAAAGATAGGGGAAAGTAAACCTCTTAACAGCCTTGTTCAGTTAGATAAGACTGCTAAGCTTTACCAGGAATTAAACAAGAAAAAAATTAAACGGAGGGATTTATGGAGAAGGGATTGGAACAAATGAAAGAAGTTATTGATTTTACAAAAGATTCTGAATATATTAGAATGTTGGGTAAAACACAGGAGGTTACCATGACAGATACCGAAAAAGAACTACCTATTGATCGTCGCAACGGGAAGCCTCATAAAGGCTCAAAGAATTTAAAATCCTGGAAACCGGGACAAAGTGGTAATCCAAAAGGAAGACCAAATGGTGCGCTGGGAGCAAAAGGTAAGTTAAAGAGGGACCTACAAGTTATGAAATGGATGAGCGAAGACCCAGAACTAGCTGAATTAGTGGAATCTTTAGATAATACAGAGATGTTTGAGGCACTAAAGAATACTGCTTTTGCTATCTATGCTAATGATCCAACAGATATGACTAAGTATGATAGAGCATACAAAGCTGTTGCGGAAGAAAGAGAATATTCAGAAGGTAAGAAGATCAGGCAAGAGGTAGACTCAAGGGTTACTCAAGTGTCTGAGATGACTATTGAGGAACTAGAGGCTGAGTTAGCTGATGTCTCTGATATAGATTCAGAAGACTTAGACCAACCTGGGATTAATGCCCAAGTAGAAGGTAGTGATTTTGAGAAGCCCAAAGAAGATTAACATATTATTATTAGGAGTTTTTATGGCAATACTATCAAAAGCAGGGGCAAACCCTGGTGTATTGTCGTATCCACCAGAAGATAATATGGGAATAGATAATTTATACAAAGCTTTTAGTGGCGCAGAAACAGAAGCCTTCGATAATCCCTGGATAAGAACTACATTTAGGGAAGCTGAAGGTGGCTCGACTGCGTTTGGTCCTGTGCAATTAACTGGAAATTTAGTAAAGAACTATTTATTAAATAAACCAGAAATAATTGAAGATAAAGATTTTGCTAATAGATACTTAATGAATGCTAGAAAGTTTGCAGAACACGGTAATAACAAAGGTAAAATACCCCACTTTAATCCAGACTATGATTACGGCGGACAAGGTGGTATGTCTACTGAAACTGATCAAGAAGGATACTCAAAATTATCTAAAGCAATTATGAATGATTTATGGGCTAAGGCTAAAACAACAGATAAACCCCTCGAAAATATGATTAAGTATTGGAGATGGGGAGAAGGTTCGGACAAATCAAGAGATGATGATCCAGAATACTTTAAACGATTTTTTAAACATTTAGGAGAGTAACATGGAGAGTGTAATAGGTTTTATTATATTCGCGGCAGTGGCAGGTTTTGCATTTAGAAAGAAATTGGTACCTTTGTATAATAAATATCTTGGAACCAAAAAATGAATGACTTTTAAATAAAAGTTATAGTAAGAAAGCGCGGAGGCTTAGGAGACTAAACCGGAGGATTTTTTAATTAAAAGGAGTTAATATGTTAGAAAAAATAAAGAATGGTGCGGATGCTGCGATAGATGTAGGCATTAAGTTAATTAGTTTATCAATTGTATTACAAATTATATTTGGTAGTAAGGTAGCGTTCCTAACTGGAAACGTTATCGGTTCTATACTAGATATTGTTTGGACGCTTGGTAACGCTGGACTGGCTGGCTTAATTGCTGCTGCTATTATCTGGAAGTTGCTTGATAAAGATATAACGGATGAGTTATCCAAGTAACACAAAATGAAAGTGGAGAAAAAGGAATAATTTAAAAAAACTTGGGTCCCTCCGAAAGGTGACGGTTGGCATCAGCCTAAGTAACCAACCACCTAATTTAAAACTATTATCATATGAGCTGGAGGGTAATTATGGATAAGGGTAGTAGAGAACACAAATTAAAGTTAGCAAAAGAAATAGAAATACGCAAAGCTATTGCTATAAAAAAGAAAGATTTAAAATATAAAGCCGACTTTAAAAAGTTCTCAGAAGATCGATTAAAAATAATCACTAAAGACGCTGCACAAGGTTATATACCTTTTAAGTTTAATAAAGCGCAACAAAAAATACACAGCGCTGTTGAAAAACAGTTAAAAGAGAAAGGCAGAGTAAGAGCAATAATTCTTAAAGCTCGTCAGCAGGGTATATCTACATATACGGCTGGAAGAGTATTTTGGAAGACCTTATATACCCCTTACACACGATCAGTAGTATTAGCGCATGATAGCGCAACCTCTGATGCTCTATTTACAATGAGTAAACAATTTATTGAAAGAATGCCATATGATACGGCTCCTGAATTAGTTAAGTCTAATGCGAAAGAAATTAAGTTTGCGCATAATGACTCAGGATTTAGATTGTATACGGCGGGTTCCCCTGAAGCTGGGCGCGGTACAACTCCAACAATTTTACACTGTTCTGAAGTAGCATTTTGGCAGAACCAAGAGAAAATCTTAGCTGGTCTATTCCAAGGGGTTTCTAGCGCTGATGGCACTGAAATAATTCTAGAGTCTACAGCTAATGGTGCTACTGGTTCTTTCTATGAAATGTGGAAGAAAGCGGAACAAGGTTTGAATGATTATGTTCCAATATTTTTACCTTGGTATGTGACATTAGAATATACTATGGAAGCCCCAAAAAAATTCGTGCGAACTAAAGAAGAAGAGGCATTATCTGAATTATATAATTTAAATAATGATCAATTTTATTGGAGGAGAATGAAGATTGGTGAATCTGGTGCAAAAAAGTTTGCCCAAGAGTATCCTGTAACCTCTGAAGAAGCATTCCAGGTATCAGGCGCTAGTGTATTTGATATTGAAAAGATTGAAAAATTAAAAGTTGAATCTGCTACAAGTATAAGAAGTTTTAATCCTAAGATGATGTCTTGGGATGACCAGAGAGAAGGGCACCTTGAAATATGGGAGGCCCCTGGTTTCAAAGAGAAGTATATTATTGGGGCTGATGTTGCTCTTGGGGTGGGACAAGACTATAGTGTTGCTGTAGTTATGAATTCAAAAAGAGAAGTAGTTGGTTTATATCGTAATAACAGAATAGACCCTGCTGCTTTTGGTAAGGAGTTATTTTATTTAGGACGCTATTTCAATAATGCGCTTTTGGCTGTTGAATCTAATTCAATGGGTGTGGCTACTCTTCAGAAGCTGAAAGACATGAGTTACGTTAACATGTACTTTCAAACAAAGATTGCTAACATATCAAATGAAGAGGGGATAAGACTAGGTTTTAGAACAACTAGCGCATCCAAACCTGCTATCATAGGCAACTTAAAGAATTGGTTATTTGAAGAAGAATTAGATATTAAATCTTCAATAATTATTCAAGAATTAAAAGATTACTTATCTGATGATAAAGGATCAACTGGCGCGAGTCCTGGATGTTTCGATGATTCAGTAATGGCTTTAGCTATTGCTTGCGAAGTTTATCGAACACATATTGATAAGTTAACAAATGATAGAATAGGATTTGGTAATATGTATATACCGGAAACTAATAACAATTGGATTTAGGAGACACTATGTCGAAAAATATTAATAAAATAACAGATGAAGAGCTGACAGGTCTCATTAACGACGCCATTCATCAGTCAGTAGGTTCATTCTCTGATGGTTCTGAAATATCGGGAGCAAGAGAAGAAGCTATTAACTACTACACCCAACAGCCAAAGGGTAGGTTAGCGCCAATGGGGGTTTCTAAAGTTGTTTCATCAGATACTATAGAAATTGTAGATTCATATCTAGCAGTTATCTCAGAATTGATGTTAAGCAACGGGAGAATAGCCAAATTTAATCCAATGGACCCAACACAGTCTAAAGCTGCAGGCATAGCTTCTGATATTACTAATCATTGTATCTTTGTTAAGAATAATGGTTGGGTAGAACTAAATACATGGATTAAGAGTGCCCTATTATTTAAGAATTCAACTATTCGCTGGAAGTGGGTAGAATCTTCTGAATATAAGGTAGAGGAATACGAAAACTTAACTTCAGCACAACTTGATGTTATAACCGCGGAAGATAATGTAGAAATCATTGAACTAGTAACAGCTTCAGAAACAATTGAAGGCGAAGAAGTTGAATATTATGAACTAGCTAAAATTAGACGCAAGGTAGATACGTCCAAAATAGCGTTAGAAAATATTCCGCCTGAGTCTTTTATGATTAATCGAACAGCTACATCAATAGCTAATTCTACATTCGTAGGAATTCAAACCGAAGTATCTTTATCTGATCTTCGCACACAAGGATTTGATGTACCAGATGACTTGGCGACAGGAGGTGCCGAATCTTTTGCTGGTCTTAAAGGTAACTACGGGGAAAGTGCTAATAGACAATCAGTAAATAGTGTCTGGGTAGGTGAAGAGGATGATATCTTAGGCCCGGCTAACAGAGAAATTACTGTTAACGAAGTCTGGATGAAGATTGACAGAGATGGCGATGGTATCGCTGAGTTGAAGAGGTTCATAGTGGCCGGTGATGAGATTTTATTAGAAGAGTATGCTGATAGTATACCTCTAGCTAATTTAAATCCTATCGAGATTCCATATGCCTTTTACGGGTTGTCTATAGCAGACGTAACTCGGTCAGCTACAGAGATTAAAACGGCTATTACTCGAGGTATGGTAGAAAATGTATATTTGACAAATTATGGTCGAATTCTTGCAGATCCCAACACGGTGGATTTCCGTGCACTTCAGAGTCCCGAACCTCACCAGATTATCCCTACTAATGGTAGTCCTGTTGCGGCAGTACAGCCGATTACCCCGGATTCTCTGTCACCTTCGACGTTCTCCTTGTTAGAATTTATGAACAATGAGAAAGAGCAAGCTAGTGGTATGACACGCGCGGCTCAAGGTGTGAATGAAAAACTATTTGATTCTGGTAACTCAGCAGGTAAAGTTGCGCAAATACAGGCAGCTTCACAAAAGCGTATTGCTTATGTAGCGCGTAGATTTGCTGAAACTGGTTTTAAAGATTTATGCAGAGGCGTATATAATTTAGTATTAGAAAATGCGGATGCAATTATGAACGACTTTTCATACTATGGTATTACATCTAAAGATTTAATGCCTATTGAGAACTGTACTGTAGACATAGATGTTGGTCCCAATAGCAAGGCTAATACCCAAGAAAATATGATGATGTTAGCTACACAAATTATGCCAATGTTATATCAAACTCCAGAAACTAAGAGTATTATTAATCCTGTTTCGGGATTTAACATTGCTAAGCAAATGATGGATGCGATTGGTGTCGAAAACTGGACTGACTTTATTGTCGACCCAGCAACACCACAAGGCCAACAGCAAGCACAAGCTGTAGCTCAACAACAACAAGCAGCAAGTGCTGAAGAGCAGAAAGAGCATGAAGTAGAACAACAGAAACTTATGTTGACTCTGCAAAAGCAAATGGCTGATATTCAGAAAAAGCAAGCTGATATGGAGCTAGATAGAGCTAAGTTCGAGCATATGGTTGCTAAGGATAAAGCAGAGATTGCTTTAGAAATACAAACAGGGAAACCTACTAAGATTGGTAATTAATTCATAAAACGGAGGTCAAATGGATAAAATAGAACTAGGGGCCCATGCCAAAATGATTATAAGTAATAAAGCTTATGACATAATTTTTGAGAAAGTTAAAGAGAAATATTTGGTGGCATGGAGTCAGACAGGTTCACATCAAACAGAGCTACGAGAAACTATTTATAATACTGTCGTAGCACTAATAGATGTGAAGAAAGAAATAGAATCGTTAGCGGTTGCTGGCGATAATGAAACATTCAAAAAGGAACAGGAGGATCTAAATGGATGAGTTTACACTAGATGACTTGGAGATGTTCAAGTTAGAACAAAAAAATATACTACGTGAAATGCGCGGAGCAAGAAACCGCGGGGGACACGGTCCCGTTATTAGACAACTACTCGAAAAACTTACCTCAGTGCAGATTCTTATTGCACGTTTTGAGGATATAGTTGAGCGTGAATCTAAAAAACAGGATGTTAAAAAGGTTAATAAGGTAGCAGCACCTACTAAGAAAGCTGCTGCCAAATAAAGAATAATCTATAGGAGGATTATATAATGTCAGAGAATTTAGAAACTACCCTAACAAATAGTCGGGATGTTAATGTAAATTTGGTTGATGCAGATGTAATGTTAGAAGGTCTAGCGGGCGAATTTTTTGGTGACAAACCAAAAGAAGATCTACCCAGCAAAGATATTGATAACGAAGTGGAGGAAGCAGCAGAAAGTGATGAAGCTGAGGCATCCGAGACTGAACTATTAGAAGATGAAAGTAATGACGATGATCTAGAAGCTGAAGAAGAAGAAGAAACTGAGGAAAATGCAGATGATTCTAAAGAGGAAGCGGAAGATGATACTGAAGAACTAGATATGGAATACGAGGTACCAGTTAAAGTTGATGGTGAAGAGTATACTGTAGCTATGGCTGAACTTATCAAAGGTTATCAGACTGCTCAAAGCTCTAACAAGAAATCCATTGAAGCCAGTGCACAGCTAAAAGAAGCTAAAGCACTTGCAGAAGAAGCTACTGCGCTTAAATCTCAAAATGCTGAATTGCTTGCTAATCAAATTGATAGTGACGCAATACAGTTAGAAGCGTATGATCGTAAAATACAACAATTAATAAATGATGATGATATGTTCGAATTGCCTAAATGGCAAGAAGCTAGACGTAATAAAGCTAAAGAACTTGAATCTAAGAGGAATGAAACTACACGTCTTAAAGACGAAGCTAATTCTGAAAAGACTCAAGCAGATGCAGTTGCGTTGCAAGCAAATAAAGAACAAGCTATTTCAACATTAGATAAAGATCTACCAGGCTGGCAAGATGACTACGAATCCGTGGTTAACTGGGCAGTAAAAGACTTAGGTTTTCCTGAGTTTGCAAACATTATAGATCCTAAAGTGATTGCGTTAATGTATGATTATAAAGCTTTAAAGGACAGCAAGAAAGTTGCGGTTCAAAAGCGTAAGAAAGCTCCTACTAAAAGTGTTAAGGCGACTAAGCCTGTGAACAAGAAGGCTAAAACTAATGAGAAAGAAAATGAGTTACGCAAGAAAGTCTTATCAGGAGACGCTACAGAGAATCAATCTGATTCTTTCCTAGCGGGGCTGGTAGACGGAATGTTTGACAATTAATCTTTCTTATCTCTTAACAATTGTAATATTTTATAGGAAAAATTAAAATGGCAATATTTAGAACGGAAGATACCAAGGGTAAAAAGGAAGACCTGGCATCTTTTATAGCTATGATCACTAGAGACGAGACTCCGTTCTTATCCTCTATTGGTAATAAAAAGGCTACAGCTGTCTTTCATGAGTGGCAAACTGATGAACTAGCTGCACCTGCTGCAAATGCTCAAGCTGAAGGTTCAGACTTCGCAGCAGGATCTGTTGCAAGTACTAGCACAGCTCGTGTTGGTAACTACTCACAGATCCTTACTAAGCACATTCAAGTTTCTAAGACTCTTGACAGTGTTTCTAAGGCTGGGCGTAACTCTGAGTTTGGATACCAAATGAAGAAGAAAGGTACTGAGCTTAAGCGCGACTTAGAGCATGCACTAATTGGCGCACGCCAAGTAACTAACGGTTCTGGCGGAGCTGACGGTGTTGGTGCTAACGCTGGTCGTACTATGGGCGGATACCAATCATGGGTCCCTGCGTATAACACATGGGACGTTTCTGCTGGTACTCCAGCATTTGCTTCAGGTACTCATACAGCTGCAGCTGGTACTGCCGCTGGTCTTACGAGTGCCGCTGCTACTGCTGGTACTCACTCACTTGCTTTAAGTGACGTTGACGAGGTAATGCAAAGAGTTTACGAAGAAGGTGGAAAGGCAACAGTACTTATGATGTCTCCGACTCAAAAACGTAACTTCTCTGCTTTAGCACAAGCTGCTTCTAATGTTCGTCGTAATATTGACGAACTAGGTTCAATCAGACAATCTGTTGAACTTTATGAAAGCGACTTTGGCTTAGTAAAAGTTATACCTAACTACATCCAAGGTCTTGCTAACAGCGTTGACAAGAGTGATGGGCTAGGTGGAGCTACGGACGTTCTCGTTTACGACCCAAGTTGGTGGTCAATGGCTACTTTACGTCCTCTACACACCGCTGACGTTGGTGTACAGGGTGATAGCACAACGGCTATGATGATCGAAGAAACTACTCTAGAATGCAGAAACTCATTTGCATCTGGAATGATTTCTGGTATTGGCGTAATTGTTGCGTAAGTAACATTTGTACAAAATATGGGTGGCCCTTCGGGGCTGCCTCTATTTAAGTGTATTATATTAGTATATTTAAGTAGAGGCATTTAACCTCAAATCGGAGAATTAAAATGAGTAATTTTATTAAAGATACATATGGTAATAATGGTGAATTCAGGGCCACACAAGATGTATCAGCTTATTTGGACTATGCTTCTAAATCACGAGCAGCTGCAAAAAGTATGTTTGCTAACCGAAAACAAAATTATAGATCATTCGCTATTATCCCAGATATAGTAGCTGTAGATATAAAAACTAAATTTGGTATAGATGTGCATGACTCACAAAATAGTGCTGAAGAATTGCAGAATATTAAAAATATAGTTATACAGAACTACCCCCAATTATTGACGGGTAATATTATTAAAAACCCCAAAGGGAGATAAATTATGGCAGCAGTAACTAACCAAGCTACTCTACGTACAGCCGTAGCAGATTGGCTAAACCGCTCTGACTTGACAAACGCACAGTTAGATCAATTTATTGAGATGGGGGAAGCTAAAATATATGAATTGTTAAGAGTGCCAGCATTAGAAAAGACAGTTGTTTTTACTGTTACAGATTCTCGTATTACTATCCCCGCAGATTTTATAGAATTAATTGAAATTAGAAAGACAGGTGTAGGTTCATGTAGTGTCAACCCAACTGTTAACACAACCCCGGCTTTATGCGTATCTGCAGATGGGGTATGGACAAGTACAAGTGACAACGATGATATTGTTTTAAATAGAACTGACACTAGAAATTTGTTTAGTTCAGATAAACACTCTATACGCAACTCTTTTGCTAGAGATGCTGGAGAATTTGTATTAACAGACACTTCCGGTAATATTAGTGCTTCCGGTGCCTACAGAGTTAAATATTATAAAGTAGATTATGCTATTGGAGAACTTTATACTAATAGTGAAGTATTTAGGTCCCAAAGCACATTTTGCACAGCCTTAAAAAGACAGTCAAATGATGCTGCTGGAGCTACATTTGTTGCTTATTCACCTGCTAATGGGTATGGTGATTGCACGATCAATTATGCTGACGTAGAAAAAGATAGCTGGTTGTTAAATGACTACGAAATAATTTTATATGCCGCTTTATCAGTAGGATCAGAATATTTAGGAAATGATGAGGACGCCGTAAAGTTTTCTCGTTTGTTTATAGAACAGATAGTAGCTACAAACACAAGGGCTAATAACGCAGAGTTAAAAGGTGCAAATGTACAAATGCGTTTCCAAGGGTTCCAAGGCTTATAATTAAGGAGATACACTATGGCGAGAAATTCATTTTATGAAGGGACAGTTGCTGAAGATGCCCTAATCGCAAATGCAAGTGAGGACGCGCGTTTAGCCGGAGTTTCAGCTACTGCAGCAGCAGCTAGTGAGGCAGCAGCAGCAGCTTCATATGATTCCTTTGACGACAGATATCTAGGGGCTAAGAGTTCTGATCCTTCAGTAGACAACGATTCCGCTGCTTTAGTAGATGGGGCATTATACTTCAATACTACTAATAACGTAATGATGGTGTACGATTTAGGTAATACCTCATGGGTTAGAACAACCCCTACAACCACAGAACAAGGACATATTAATACAGTATCTGGTATTTCAGCTAATGTAACTACAGTAGCAGGAATTAGTTCAGATGTAACAGCTGTAGCTGGTAAGGCTAGTGAAGTAGCATTACTTGGCGTATCTGGTGTTATTACTGACATGGGAATTTTAGGAACTGCTGACGTAGTTACCGATATGAATGTTTTAGCAACTGCTGATGTGGTTGCAGATTTGAATACATTGGGTACTTCTGCTATTGTAACCGATATGGATATATTAGCAACTTCAGCTAATGTAACAGCTATGGGATTACTAGGTAATGCCACAAGTGTAACAAACATGGGATTACTTGGAACAAGTGCTGTAGTAACAGATATGGGATTACTTGGTACTTCTGCTGCAGTTGCAGATATGGCAATTTTAGGTACTACAGATGTGGTAGCAGATATGGCAATATTAGGTACTACAGATGTAGTGGCTGATATGAATACACTTGGTACTTCTGACGTAGTATCTGATATGAATACTTTAGCTACCGCAGATGTAGTATCTGATATGAACACTTTAGCTACAAGTGATATCATTTCTGACCTTAATACTTTAGCAACTTCTGATATAGTTACAGATATGAATTTACTGGCTACTTCAGCTAATGTTACTGCCATGGGATTACTTGGTGTATCTGGCGTGGTAACTAATATGGGATTACTTGGCACGAGTGCTGTAGTAACTGATTTAGGTATTTTAGGAACAGCTGATGTAGTGGCTGATTTAAATACTCTTGGTACAGCTGATGTCGTAACTGATTTAAATACACTCGGTACTGCTGATGTAGTATCTGACATGAATACCCTAGGTACTGCAGATGTAGTATCTGATATGAATTTATTAGCTACCTCTGCCAATGTTACAGCCATGGGGTTGTTAGGTAATTCTACAACAGTTACTAACTTGGGATTACTCGGAACAGCTGCAGTTGTAACAGACTTAGGAATATTAGCTACAGCAGATGTCGTAACTGATTTGAATACATTAGGAACTGCTGACGTAGTAACTGATATGAATACATTAGGTACAGCAGATAATGTAACTAACATGAATACTGTTGCTGATAATATATCAAGCGTTAACAGTTTTGCTGCCAGATATAGAGTAGCAAGTTCCGCCCCCACCGGTTCTTTAGATGAGGGCGATTTATATTTTAATACTACTGATAACAAGCTATATCATTATAATGGTTCAGCTTGGGTTGAAATTAAAAGCTATTCTGTTCAGGATGGTGAATTATCGCAAGTTAATTTTACCACTGCAGATAATACTAAATTAGATAATATAGAAGCTGGTGCTACAACAGATCAAACTAATTCAGAGATTAAATCTGCTTATGAAGCCAATTCAGACACAAATGCGTTTGATGATGCAGAACAAACTAAGGTATCAAATCTTTCAGGAACTAATACTGGTGACCAAACAATAACTCTAACAGGTGATGTAACAGGTGCAGGCACAGGTTCTTTTGCAGCTACTATTGCAACTGATGCCGTTGATATTGCAATGCTTTCTGCTACAGGTACAGCAAGTTCTACTACCTTTTTAAGAGGTGACAATTCTTGGGTAGTGCCTACAGATACAAATACAAACACTACTTATACAGCAGGTACAGGTATTACATTAGCTGGAACAGAATTTTCAGCAGCTTCATTAGCTCTGACTACAGTTCAGACTGCAGCTAATCAATCAGCTCATTTAGCACTGACTACTCAAGCAGGTGATGTTGTAGTTCGATCTGATGAGAATAAGAGCTATGTTCATAACGGTGGTACTGCTGGCAGTATGTCTGATTTTACATTGCTACTTACACCTACTGACGCTGTATTAAGCGTTGATGGAAATACTGGTGCAGTTACTTTAAATCACGATACACTAACTGGCTTTGTTGCCAATGAACATTTAGACTGGACATCAGACCAAGGTGGTACTAATATACACGCTGGTAATTATACAGATACTGATACAGTATATACTCACCCAACAAGTGCAGGAAATAAACATATACCTTCTGGAGGCGCTGCGGGACAGGTGTTAAAATATTCTTCATCTGGAACAGCAGTATGGGGAACAGACGATAACGATGCGGTTGCTATGGCAATTGCTCTTGGATAATATAGGAAATAGAAATGGCAACAAACACATTTAAATTAAAAACTAAAGCTGGTATCGATGCATCGTTAGTTACGATATACACTGTGCCAAGCTCTACTACAACTGTAGTAATAGGTCTTACTATTGCTAATATAAAAGGCGCATCTGTTACTGCTGATGTTAAAGTGATATCAAATACTTCTGATACTGAAACTAACGTAGATGTATATGTTGCAAAAGCTATCCCATTACCAGCAGGTTCTTCAGTAGAAGTCATGGGAGGCAACAAGATTGTTCTCAAAGAAACTGATGCAATTCAGGTAGGTGGGTCTGTAACTGATGCAGTAGACGCAACACTTAGCATTATGGAAATAACATAGGAGATTTAGTATGCCTTATATAGGAAAGGAACCTGCAAGAGTTCCAGTAACTGCAGCTGATATCCCTGACGATAGTATCACGGCAGCTAAGATTGTAGACGGAGCTATTACTATAGCTGATATTGGAGACGACCAAGTAACCGCAGCTAAGTTAGCTAACTCAATTAATACTGAGATTGCTGCTAACACAGCTAAGACAGGAATTACAAGTGGGCAAGCTTCTGCTATTACAGCTAACACAGCTAAGGTAACAAACGCTACTCATAGTGGTGAAGTAACAGGTGCTACAGCCCTTACTATTGCTGATAATATAGTTGATGAGGCTAATCTCAAGGTATCTAATAACCCCACCAATGCTTATGTATTAACTGCTCAATCAGGTAATACGGGAGGCTTAACTTGGGCTGAGATGACAGGTGGTGGACCATCATTAGGTACTGATAGCATAATCAGAACTAATGGTCAGACGATCAGTGAGAATATTACAATCGGATCAACTACTAACGGCATGTCGGCTGGACCGATAACAATAGCCGATACATATACCGTCACAGTGAACGGTAACTGGAGTGTCGTATGAGTACATTAACAGTAAAATCAATCGCAGCACCAGTAGGTTATGACTTACAGATGCCCGCTGGTAGTATATTACAAGTTGAAAATGCTGTTCTTCAAACAAATAATATTTCAACAACATCACAAACTTATGTAGATACAGGTCTTGCTGATAGCATAACTCCTAAATTTAGCACAAGCAAAATACTTATTCACGTTGATTTAAATGGTATTTATAGAGGTACTGCTACTGGTGATGCAACTTTTAATTTAGTAAGAGGTTCTACAGAATTAGAAACTATATCTAGTATGGGTATGTATCACCTTAGTACAGGTGTTAGTGAACATTCTGGTACTGCTTCATTTACTTTTTTAGATAGTCCAAACACAACTTCAGGCACTACATACAAAGTTCAGTTTAAGTCTATAACTGGTTCAACTGTTTATGTTAATCTTCGTTACAACGCTAGTAATGTAGTGCGAAGTTCAATAACACTACAGGAGGTAGCAGGATAATGGCATCAAAAATTAAAGTAGACGAATTAGAAACAGCTGATGGCTCAGGCACTATAGCCTTACAGAATCAGCTATCGGGAATGACAAGTGCGAGTATGCCTACTGGTAGTGTGTTACAGGTTGTAAGTGTAACAA